TCAGCTCCCCTCCTTGCGATATCCAGCATCGAGAATGCTCGTGGCCATAACAATGGCTCTTTCGTTGGTCAGCGTTTGTTCCTTTGCGCGAAGTAGCGCTGCGATCTCTGTAATAGCTCCCTTGATTCGTTCTCTCTGTCGGTCAGTGATAATCTCGCTGCACAGCTCTACGCATTCGTTGCAGATGTTCACGCCGTGCCCGGCGATCAAATTGTCTTCAGCAATAACCTGCTTGCAGAAATTACATACTGTTTTCGGGTCTGGTTCGCGCTGCGGCATCTGACGCCAATATTCAATACAGGGGTTAACGGGCATCACTTAATCTCCACTTCAACGCCCGCAGCCATCATCACGGCCGCACAGGCTTCGCGCATACTTCCGGCTCCGGCAGCAAACCCCAAATACCATTCAGCATCGGAACCAAGCTGCGGAAGGCCTGGCAGCTTCACTTTGATTGCCGTCTTAACTGGCGCACCAAATCCCAGCTTTTCCCGGAGTTCAGAAATAGCAGCGTCATGCTCTGCTCGGGCCTCTGGCCCCATAGCATCCATCTCTGCGTAACGTTCAGCACGGCGCTGAAGCATTCGCAGCATAAGCCGGGTATTTACCCCTTTACCGAACCGAAAGCCGGGCTCAAGAATGACCGGGCAAGGGAGGGTTTCAGGGTATTCTGCTGACTGCTCAAGCAGCATGCGGGCCATTTCAACGCCTTCCTCCTGGCTCTGACGAACTGAGCCGTAAGCAATGGACTGAAGCCTTTTTTCGCTGATCGTCATTTTGCTGTCTCCTGTTCGGCTTCAATGATGGCATCTACGGCCATCGCCAAGGTTCTGGCGAGATCGTCGTAATCAGTCCACGCGTCGTTGCTGAAAAAATTAGTGAGCATAATCGGTGCGATCTGCGCGGTCAGGTACTGGCGATAAGTCATGCCACCAGGTGTCGCATTGCTCGGGTTTGGGTATGCGTAATGCCGACCGTTGCTCATTGTTTCGCCTCCCGCAGTAAATGTTTGTACGCCCGCAATGCGTGTTTGTTTTGTCCTACCAGCACCGTTTTCATAATGAAAAATCCACTGCTCTTGCTGGTCATGCCCGGCGTAAGGAAGAGGGCGACATCAATCGCCCGGTTGTGCCGGCGGAACTCAAAAACAGTGCTGATCACAGTGACGGTTGAAACAGTTCCCTGATCGTTAAATTCGATTTTCACAATCATCATCCCTCAGTGCATAACCGGCATGTCAGGCATGCCTTCGGTGTGGATTTGCTCGATAAAGATGTCGTGCAGCATATTGAAGCCCTCCCGGCCCATAGCTGACAGCCTGAAGCCGTATTCGTCGTCACAAACAACCATGTCCTGATACATACGCAGCGCCAGCGGCAACCCTTCCTTTTGCCCGTATTTCTCAATGGCGCCAGCCTCAATGTGGTTAGCGAGTGCAAAGCGTTCCGGCCCTGGGTAGACGCTGATTGCACCGTGCTGCCCGGAATAGATAACGGCTGTATCAACGCCGCCTTCGTCGTTCGGAACGTCGACAGTCCCGTTCTTCTCCCGTTCCTCGGTAATGAATACCGCGGCGAGCAACCAGCGCCAGACGATGATTTGCTTCTCAATATTGAGCGTGATCCAGTTGCTTTCTACCGCTTCCATAATGCAGGCCAGCAGCTCCATACCCTCGGCGAGGTGTTTGTCATAGCGACCGTTATCAAGCAGACGAATGGCGCTGGAGTAACCAATAACCCGATTTCCAGACCGGATCCCTGTTGATGTTGGTTCTGGGTTAAGCATGTTAAGAAGCATTGCGCACCTCTGCGGGTTTACTGGCCTTAAGTTCGTCACGTTCTTTCACATAGCGGTCATGCATGGCATCCCACTTTTCGCACCATTTCTGCATTTCACGTTTGCGGGCGAGGATGCGACGCAGCCGGCGAACGGTGCGCTGGTGGGCGCGATGATATTCATCGGTGGTTTCGCCGCGGTGCCATACCTGTTCGCCATGGTCCTGCTCAACCAGAAAATCAGGGTGGCGCTGCTTAAAGCCAGATCGTGCAAAAGAGTGCGATGTTAGAAAGTGGGCCAGCCAGCTGATGGCGGTACCGCGACTAAAGCAACGTTTCATGCGTCCATGACGGATAGCGGCATACAGGTCGCCGACTGGCGTGTGGTGCTTCTGTAATGCCAGGTCAATGGCGCTGGCGGTGCGGTTGTCGATCATCGTTTAATTTCCCCTGAATATTTTTCATGACTCATCACCTCCCAGCTTCGGCCGTCGTCTTTCGATAACAGCCGCCAGCGTGGGTTAACCTTCAGGCTGAGATAGCCGGTGCGGTGCGTACGCCGTGCATAAATGCGCTTCCGGCGGTACCGCAGCAGGACCTGCATCGCCTGCAGGTGTACGCGTTCAGGAATTCGTATTGCTGTCAGCACGGTCAACCTCCCTGGCTGGAGCTATCACCTGATATCCAGCTTCCTGAGCCAGTTCGAGAAAAGCCTCAGGCGAGCAGAATGTTTCTTCTTTGCGGAGCGGGTATTGTTTGACGAATTCACCATCTTCCAGCTCAATAACAACCCGCCCGGTAAATCCCGGCTCGCAACTTAATTGCACCATCGGTGGCGGCGCGGGAATAAGTACGCCACGATATTCAATCATTCTCATTATTTAGCCCTCGGCTTTTAATGACTGTTCAGCCAGCGTTGCAATAAGCGCATTCATAAAGTCCACACCATCAGGTGTTAACTTATTAACGCCCATGCAATTCGAATAATGCTCAGCAATTAAACGCTCCGCCTGTTCGCGCTTGTGGTTGTCATAAATCATTGCTTCAAACAACTTGATTAATGCTTTTGTTAAAATGTCCCCATCAAGCTCTACAGGTAATTTCGTGCCGTCTTCCAGTTTGACTATCTGGAAATAACTTCCAGTTCTACGCATCATTGAATCCAGTTTTGCCCGAACGAGGTGACGGCGACGAGTTTCAATCAGGTTTGTTTTCACGGCGCTTTTCCTCAGCCTCTATCCAGATGGAAATATTTGATGCGATATTTAGCGCCAACCCCAGCAATGCTTCGGTCTGAGGAGGGTTCATTCTTTTAAAACAAAGATGCATCAAATCTAAGAGTTCATTCAGGTTATTAGCCTCAGTTACAACTTCTTCAATACTTGTGCTGGTTGCAGGGTTCCACATAATTACCTCCCGTAAGCTTTGCGAAGATAAAGGCCCGCAATCACTTCCTGTCCGCATGATGCATAAAGTAGGGCAGCTTTATATGCATTTCGGTCGACGATGAATGTCATATTTAGCGACCTTTTCTAATATTGTTCACTGTGGAACCAGTCATAACGCAAAGCTCATTGAGCAGACTGGTAAAGCGACCGGCGACATGCTTATCTGTTCTGGCTATCGCAGCAAAGAGCAATGTATTGAACTCATCCCTGAGTTGATTGGCGTACGCATCTGCGTGCTGTGCTGTCCTGAGTGCTCCATTTGCTTCAATGAGTACAGGGAAATCAGTACGCATTGTTATTTCAAGGTTGTCTTTTTTACGGGATGCAATATTCATTATGCTTTCCTCAAAGTGAGTGAGGCCTCAGCAATTAAGCCGTTTTATCAATTCTGGTTTTTAAGTTAATTTCGGTAGATTGTCTTTTATTTTATGGTGATGAAATGGATGTGGTTTTTAATATCAGATCTCTGATCTCTGGATAAATATAGAGAATATCCTTCGCCTCATCACATGCTTCATCGTAGAATTTAAAAAAATCGACTAAGATAAAATGATTTCCATGACGTTCATAAATCGCAAATTCAATCTCACCAATAAAGTTCGTACAGAACTCATAATTTGTATTTATTTGATGACTATTCTCCTCATGCATATACAGCCACTTAGCGCCATGTTTTTTTAATTTTTCGTGTATATCGAAAGCATTATCACCCGCTGCGTTAATCATCTCATTAGCTCCATTGTTTGCCGATGAACTGAATATAACCGCTAGTTATTTTTATTGCAATACCGCAGGTTATATTAATTTATAATTAGCGGTTATGTTCATGATATGTTTGATGTTATTTTTTTTGTGGTGGGAGGGGGCGGCATTGTTTGGTCAAAAAAAAGCCCGGAAAATCCGGGCTGGTTAGTTAGATATAGTTTAGATAAGCATCATTTTTGTCTGTACAGCCACGCCAATGATCCTACAGTTTCCGTTAACTGGAACCAGTGGCCATGCAGGGTTTAGCCCTTTCAAATAGCGTTGACCACCATCGATAACTAACTTTTTGAAGGTCGCTTCGTTTGAATCTTCAAGCTTGGCAATCACAAGGCTACCGTTCACTGCCTCACGCCCCGTATCAAACAGGACGTATGTGCCTTCAGGAATGCTGAGCCCGAGCGGGGCAGTCATTGAATCACCTTCAACGTACAACCAGAACCCATTTCCCTGAATGTGGGCGTCAGATTCAAGCCAGTGGTCTATGTCTTTCAGAGAATAGGCCTCCACGGCCTCGCACCAGGCGCCGGCCTGAACGCTGCTTAAAACTGGGTACCTACGCCCGGGTTGATAGGCTCCTGCATAGGTAACGTTGGATTTGGTTAACTGATGAGCCTCGTCAGCCAGAGTGGAACTAAATTCCTCGACCTTAACATCAAGAACTTCGGCAAACTCTACAGCCCGTTTTAAATTCAGTGCGTTTTTACCCGCAAAAATTTGAGCAACGGCACTTTGACTTATACCAAGACGATCAGCCAAAACCTCTTGGGATAGGCCAAGCTCTTTTTTCTTACGGTCATAGATAGCCTTAAGTCTTTGTGCATCAAGCAATTGTTCTTCAGTTAATGGCTTTTTTTTCATCAGTAATTCTCCTCTCCCCACAAAATTATCACCGCAGGGAATATTAATCAATAACCTGCGGTGTTGCAATAAAAATAACTAGCGGTTATATTGATTGCAGGAGGGGTTTATGAAAAAACTCACATTAAAAGAATTTGCGGATCAAGAAGGCCAAGTAAAGGCTGCCAGCAAGCTCGGGATTAGACAAAGCGCAATAAGTAAGGCTTTGAGGCTAAAGAGAAATATTTTTGTGCTTGTTCACCCAGATGGGACGACTGAAGCCGAGGAAGTTAAGCCATTCCCAACAAAGAAGAACGAATTTCCGATTCAAGAGGTGTGACATGTCACCCGAAGACTTCATTCGCAAGCACATTACTGCGGCGTTGATGGCCGAAGGCTTCTCTGAGAGTGCCGCAGGGGGGGGCTGAGCACGGCGTCGATTATTACCGGAGAAGCTCACAGGCGAGCAGGAAAGGGGCGATTTTCGATGATTGCCTCTACCGAGCTCGTCAGTGGGCTCTCGGGCAGACAACCACCGCAGAACGGAAAGCAGCAAAGAAAAAGCCGGGGCGAGCTGGTGGAGTTCATCCCGGCCTGTTCTGACTTCTGCTATGCACATCAAATCTACCTGGCGGGGTAAATTCATGAAAAACCATACCAGAACTTTCGATTACAAATCAAGCGCTGGCAGGTCTGTCGGCGCTACCAGACGGAGATCTGACAAATGAGTATGGATCTCATGGTTCAGGCAATGAAAATCAGGGTTGGTAACCCCTTGCGTAAACTCGTCCTGCTGAAGCTGGCGGATAATGCCAGTGATCTGGGTGAGTGCTGGCCGAGCTACCAACATATTGCTGATCAATGCGAAATCAGTAAGCGGTCAGTGATGAATCACATTGAGGCGCTTTGCGAAGGAGGATTGATTAAAAAAGAGCTTCGCACAGGGCCTAAAGGTAATTCCAGCAACGTTTATCAACTTAATTTACGTAGTGCAGGAGATTCACCAGGGGGTAGTGCAAATCATTCACTACCTGGTGCAGCAGATTCACTAGGTAGTGCAGGAGATTCACCAGGGGGTAGTGCAAATCATTCACTACCTGGTGCAGCAGATTCACTAGGTAGTGCAGGAGATTCACTAGGTAGTGCAGGAGATTCACCAGGGGGTAGTGCAGGAGCTGCACCCAGAATCAGTCACTCTTTTGAACCAGTCATTGAATCAGTCAATGAACCTATAAAACATACTGGCGCATCGGCTGACGCCTCTGCACCGGCTCGTTCTGCAAAACAGGATTATTCCCCTGAATTCGAAACAGCCTGGCAGGACTACCCCAAGCGAGCAGGTGGCAATTCCAAGGCGGCAGCCTGGAAAGCCTGGAAAGCCCGCCTGAAAGACGGGGTTAACCCTGAAGCGATGCTGGCAGGCGTTAAGCGCTATGCGACCTACGCCCGTGCAACCGGCAGTGTCGGTACACAGTACGTCAAGCAGGCCGCTACGTTCTTCGGGCCCGATCGTCACTTCGAAGAATCCTGGCAGGCGCCATCCGCTCCCGGAGGTGGGCACAACAGCACTATTGCCCGCCTGTCTGGACTGGGGCGCATGTCCGACGATTTTGGCGAGTCTGGTGAGAACCTGAATTTTTGAGTGAGGTGGGTATGTTGAATTTGAATCAGCTCAAAGAGCGTGAAGACCTGAGAGCGCAACAGGAAAAACTCGGCGATGAACTGACTTTCGCTGAAGAGCATAAACTTCCATGGGGCTTCGAGGGCTGGAACTCGAATCACACCTGCACGATATCCTGTGCGGAGCATGGAGACTACGAACAGTTCACGCTGGTGGGCAAAGATTTTCGCGGAGCGGAGACTTTCAAACACTCCCGCTGTCCGGCCTGCATCCGGGCGGAGCAGACCAGTGTTAAATCCAGCCTGCGTAAACTTCACGTGGCCAGCCTGCTGAACGACGCGGGTATTACTCGCCGCTTTGGTGACTGCGAGTTTGAAAATTATCTGGAACTCAACCCTGAAGCCTCCCGCAATCTCGCAGCCTGCAGGCGCTACGCCAACAACTGGCCTGACGTTCTGGACGCCGGGAAAAGTCTGGTGCTGACAGGCAGCTGCGGCACGGGAAAAAATCATCTGGCGGTCTCTCTGGCGAAAAACATCATCCGCAACCATCTCGCCACCGTGGAACTGACCGATGTGATGCGTCTGACTCGTGCCGTGAAAAGCACCTGGCGCCACAATGCTGACACAACCGAAGAGAGCGTACTGGATCACTACGCTTCGCTGGATCTGCTGATTATCGACGAGGTAGGCGTGCAGTTCGGAAGCCCGGCAGAGATGACCATCCTGCACGAAGTGATTAACGCCCGCTATGAAAGCGTTCTGCCAACCATCCTGATCAGCAATCTGCCACCTGAGCAGCTGAAAGAGTTTATCAGCGACCGTATTTTTGATCGTGTGACTGACGGTGGGCGCAACTACCTGGTATTCAACTGGGCAAGTTTTCGTGGGAATAACGGGGGCATGCATGACACCAGTCTGGCGTAACGACGAACTTGAAGAGGCGGTCATCGGCGCATTGTTTTTGCGCGGAGATGATCCTGAGGTGCTGGATGTTCTCTCCCGACTGCCTGCAAGCACCTTCTCAGTTCGTCAGTATCGGGAAATTTACACTGGCATCTGCCGACAGGCCCGCGGTGGCGGAGTAATTGATCCGTTACTGCTTTGCGAGTCGTTGCCGGCACTCCAGACCACAATTCTGGCAGCCACCCGTGTCAGTTGGGCGAAATCCGCGTTGTTATCTTACGTTGATGTGCTGCGGCGCAATGCTGGTGTACGTGATGCCGAAGCAGCACTGGAAAAAGTGCTGGAGCAAATCAGGAGTGCCAGAAACGGAGAATCAGCCCTGGCCGCTCTTGAAGCTGCGAAGCTGACTGTATCGGCGATCGACATTTCAGCAGATACCGTCCAGCCCGTTCACATCTCCGAACTGCTCACCGCAGTGGCGGACGAAGTTGAATCGCGGAGCCAGGGGAAAGAAGAGACCAGGTGCCTACTCACTGGCATTGAGGAGCTTGATGCTATGACCGGCGGCATTGAATCGACAGATCTGGTGTTTATCGCCGCGCGGCCATCCATGGGCAAAACCGAGCTTGCACTGGATATCATCGACAAGGTTTCCGCTCAGGGCCATGGCGTGCTGTTTTTCAGTATGGAGATGTCGGACACGCAGATCACCAAGCGCATGGTCTCCGCTGCAGGCGGGATGTCGATGTCTCGCCTGAAAGCCGTGGATAAATTCGAGGACGAAGACTGGGCGCGATTTTTTAACGGCATGGAGCGAATGTCCACCTGCAATATCTGGATCACCGACGCCACCGGCCTGACTATCGACCAGATACAGCAAACCGCCACGCGCTACCAGATAGCGCATCCGGAAATCGCGCTGGTGGTCATCGACTACCTGGCGCTTATCAAAATTCAGAGTGCTGCGCGGTACGATCTGGCCGTTGGCGAAGTATCCAAGGGGCTTAAAAACCTGGCTAAATCCAATAAAACCCCCGTCCTTGCGCTGAGCCAGCTGTCGCGTGGTGTCGAATCCAGACCAAATAAGCGGCCAATGAACTCCGATATGAAAAACTCGGGGGAAATTGAGGCTGATGCTGACTTGATCCTGATGTTGTACCGAGATGAGGTTTATAACCCAGAATCGCCAGCAAAGGGTATTGCCGAAATCAACGTGACAAAACAGCGTAATGGAGAGCTGGGGACCATCTATCGTCGATTCTACAACGGTCATTTCCTGCCAATTGATCAGGAGGAAGCTCGCCAACGCTCAACGCCGCAACCAAAGGCACATCAACGCCGTTACACGAAAGGGAGCCGGGCTGGCCATGAAGATTTTTAACATTACACCAATGGGCAAGCCGAGGATGACCCGGGCAGACAAATGGAAACAGCGGGAAGTGGTCATGCGCTACCGGGCATTCTGCGATGAGGTCCGTCTGAAGAACGTTGCTATGCCGGAGCAGGGCGGACACATAACCTTCGTGGTTCCCATGCCAAAGAGCTGGAGCCAGAAGAAGCGAGTAACGATGAACGGACAGGCACACCAGCAGAAACCAGACGCCGATAACATGATCAAAGCGCTGATGGATGCTCTGTTTACTGATGACGCACATATCTGGGACTTTCGTGTAACAAAAGTCTGGGGTGAATCCGGACAAATTTTAATTTCTGATATCGGAGAAGTGGCCGCATGAAACTGGAAACATCGTTAAAGCATTTCAGCCCGCAGGGGATGCATATCAGCGACGACGTGAAAAGCACATCACCGAATCGCCTGAACGGAACAGACGTCATGACCGGGATCGGGGTGACCAGCAGTCGGGCGCGGTTCGGTCTGGCGGCATTCTTCGGTAAGGCTGGCATCAGTAAAACCGATGAGCAGCTGACAGTTCAGGCGCTGGCGCGACATGCCATTGATACAGCCCCTAAAAACGTGCGAAAGGCAGCGGGTAAGGCTCTGGGGCGCTGCTGCCTGATTCTGGCGCAATTTGCCTTTGCAGAGTATTCCCGCTCAGCTGAAACAACCGGGATCTGCACGGCATGCGAGGGGGCTAGTTTAACCAAATCAGTTGAGGAGGTTGTTAAGCACCCCGGAATATACAAAAGCGACGGCGAGGAAATTGTCGCCCCGATTATCAGGCAGGAGATAGTATTACGGCAGTGCGTTGTATGCGGTGGGAAGGGGGCCATTAACGCCCGCTGCCGCTGCGGTGGCTCTGGACAGATTCTGGATCGAAAAGAGACCAAAGAGCAGGGGGTGCCGGTTTATAAAACCTGTGAGCGCTGTTCGGGAAATGGTTTTTCAACGATGCCGTCTACGGCTGCGTACAAAGCGATTCTGACGCTCATTCCAGACCTGCACGTCAGAACATGGACCCGTAACTGGAAACCCTTCTGTGATGCGCTGGTGGACGTATGCTGGAAGGAAGAGCGCCATGCTGATAAGGAATTTCAAAAAGCGACCGATTTTTAAAACAATGGCGACAATATTTTGCTTTTTCGGTGCATAAGACTTGATTTTGTCCGAAGTTGTCGTGTATGCTTCTAATCATGGATACGTACATCCAAATGAAACTGACTATCAACCCTGCCACTCGGCGGGGTTTTTGCTTTTCTGGGGGAAGCTATGAAAATCTGCGCATGCCACTTTCACCCGAAAGGCTTTTTCCTGACATGTGACCATCAAGCTGACTTTTGGGTGCTTTTAAGTCCGTTGGTAGGCTGGGGGCGTTTCTCAATGATCCGCCCCGACGAGGAGTTCACAAAGTCTGGAGGAATTTTTCAATTGACTGAATTACGGCCTGCGGATGCAGAACCGCCGGAGTCAGTAATTGAAGCGTCAAATGTTTTATGGCGTCTGCCGGAAGCTCACGAAGTTTTGAAATCAGTCCCTTCCGCTGCTCTTCAGGAATGTTTGCAACGCGGATTATGTCTTCCAGGGCAATGATCGTGCTGTCGTGCAGCTTAACAGTTTGCACATTCAGAATAGCGCCTAGTCCGCCATCGTCGCGGATGAAATCAATACCACGGTGAGTGATGGCGGGCCTATTGACCAGGACGTAGCCTTCTGAGCTTGGTTTTAAACCACTCACTATCAACTGGTGCTGGTGGAGGTAAAGTAAATTTGCCATGAAACTATCAGTGTCAGGGTACAGATTGGTGATTTCATCGACCTGCTCGTTAGTTAGTTCATTTGGGTATACAGCATAAAGAAGTTGCAGCGTTTCCCGTTGAATGCTTCTGTCGAATTTATCCATTTGAATTATCAGCCCGAGGTATTTGCAATGAAGAATGCAAAAATGCTGGCGTTAATTACCGCAGATACCAGCAGGATTGAAAGTAAGATTTCAGCGTTACTTGAAGTGCTTCCCGAGCATGTCACGGACGAGGTTCTCGGCGTACTTTCTCGACTGGCTAACGAGATCATTCTTGTGAATGGTTCGGTCACAGTTGCTGCAGACGGTTCCCTCAATATCGTCCATGCTCTGGATTTTGATTCCACTACGTACAATGAGATCATGTCCGCAGCCAGGGCACTTAAATTTAATCTTGCTCATTAGATAGTTTCCTTGTCGGTATTGTGGACTTAGCAAATCAACAATATCAGACTGGTAAAAAAGCCGCCATATAGTGGCAACTGAAGACCTGCAGCTGATCACGAATCAGCAGGCCACGCCCGGGAAGGGCGTGTTGAAACGTCATCATCCAGATGTTATATTTTTTATGTGGTGAATCCCCCTATGCGGAGGGGCATTGCCTGTCTGATATGTTTTTTTGCGCATTGCGAGTCGTCTGTGGACTGGCGGCGACTTACCGGGAGGCACCCGGCACCACACCTAATAAAAAATGATGATAGCTGTAAGGCCCACTTCGGTGGGCTTTTTCTTTGGGCAAAAAAAAGCCCGCATGGTTTCATGCAGGCAAGGCAGTTACATTTAGATTTTGTCCCGGTATATGTTTTTTTGTCCGGAAGTCGAAAGATACTGTCTCGAATACATTTTGTAAATAACGGATTCAAATCACAAGGCCATGCATTTGCATGGCTTTTTTATTATCAGGTCCCGCGGGAATCATCATCGACACGCTTCGTTGTTAAATCCAGCCCGACGGGCCTGACCCTTTCAAACACACAGCGCCATCCGTCATTACGGAGGTGAGGCTATGACCAAAATGAGCACCATTTACAGCAGACTCTCATACGGCACCGGGACCGCGCTGACGGGCTGCGGTGTCTCAGCAAAGGCTTACGCCGATGTAGCAAAAACAGAGGTATGGATTTTGGCCGACAAAGTGGCGGGTATGAGCCTGGGTGACTGGGCGATCGTTGTCGGTATTGCATGCACTGTTATTACCTGCGGCGTGAACTGGTATTACCGGCGTAAAGAGCGGGAGGACCGGCTGAATGGCTATGTCAACAAAGCTGAGGAATAGCGTTATTGCTGCCGTTGGTGGTGGAGCTATTGCTATTGCGTCAGCACTCATCACCGGCCCGACCGGTAACGATGGTCTGGAGGGAGTGCGGTATAAGGCTTACAAAGATGTCGTAGGTGTGTTGACGGTATGCCACGGACACACGGGCAACGATATCATGCTCGGTAAAACCTACACCGAGGCAGAGTGCCGAGCGCTTCTCAATAAAGACCTCAACACAGTTGCACGCCAAATTAACCCCTACATCAAACAGCCAATCCCCGAAACGATGCGTGGGGCGCTGTACTCGTTCGCGTATAACGTCGGCGCTGGCAACTTCCAGACCTCAACGCTGCTGCGCAAAATCAACCAGGGCGACCAGAAAGGCGCATGCGACCAGCTGCGTCGCTGGACGTATGCCGGCGGTAAAGAGTGGAAGGGCTTGGTAACGCGTCGCGAGATTGAGCGCGAGGTGTGTTTGTGGGGTGAAAAACCACAGAAAGTTGATGATGGTTTCGGGCCATTAAATCCCGGCATACCGCCATCTGCACCGGGAGTGTTCTAATGAGCCGCTTAACAGCCATTATCAGCGCAGTGGTTATCCTGCTGCTTTGCTGTGTTTTCTCATGGCGCTCCGGATGGAGCTCTCACGCTGTCCATATCAACGCTCAGGCAGCGAAGAAAAAAGAGAAAGCCGAAAAGGTTATCCAGCCTGTAGAGCAAAAGGCCGCTGCCGCCTCAGAAGAGGGCAAGGTCATCTACAAAACCATAACCCGCGACGTGGTGAAATATGTCCAGTCTCCGAATCGTACTGTGTGCAGGTTTGACGATGATGCTGTGCAGCTGCGCCAACGGGCCATCGACGCTGCCAACTCCATCCCCGGATTTGATGAACCCGCCGTGCAAAGCAAGTGACGCAGGGAAAGACAGCGACGAAGACCTGCAGTCAGACGTCGAAACCGCTCAATGCCTGCGCCAACTGCGGTTAGATAAATACCGTTGGCAGGCCTACTACCGTGCAGTGAGTCAGTAGCGGGGCTACATTGCCGTTCCTGCATGGCGAGGTCGGCGTGATAAAAAACCCCGAAGAGGATATCCAAAAGTAAACGGGGCGCTGAATGAACAGCTAATGACTAAACAATACATCGTGTATCTAAATATGTTTAATCATTTCGCAACCCGGACCATATTGCGGAGGAGTACACCTGTGTTTTGGCGTAGGACTGCTATCGGCGCTGGGGAAGTGCAACCGGGATAAGGCTGATATCAGACAGGCGGAAACAAAACGTCAGTAGGGCATTACAGAGCCACTTCAAGAGGTGGCTCGATAATGTTGGAGGAAACCATGTCAACGCTTAAGGATTTATCCCGGCAGCTAAAGCAGTTGCAGAAGCAAATCCCTTTCGCCACCGCGCAAGCTATGACATCGGTAGTAAGGGATATCGCCGCAGCGCAAAAAGTGGCACTGGGGCGAAAACTGGAATCGCCGACGCCGTTCACGGTTAATGCTGTGGGCTCATCGGGGGCCAGAAAGAACAACCTCCGTGCGAAAGTTTATGTGCGTGATATTGCCGCCGGATATCTGGAGCCGTTCGAGTTTGGTGGCGATCATAAGCTAAACAGTCAGGCGCTGCTCAACCCGAAGAACATTAAGCTGAACAAGTACGGCAACATGCCGCGCAATAAGCTCTCGCAAATGAAAGCTAAGCCGAATGTGTTCGTCGGTGAGGTGAATGGCGTCGATGCTGTCTGGCAACGCCGGAAGCCGAAGAAGGCTAAGAAAAAACGGGCAAAGCGTTCAGCGAACGGTACGCGCAGGCCGAAGCAGAAACAGCGCTCTCCTAAGCTGCTGGTGAGGTTTGGTGATGCTCTGCCAGTAACGCCTGTGCTGGGCTACATGGACCGCTCACGCGCTATGGCAGAAGCATTGATGCCCGGTGCGCTGAGTCGTGCCATCGCAGATGCGATCAGGACCGCCAAATAATTTCTAATATTATGAGGAACAGGTGATGGACGAACGTGAATTAATGCATGTAATTACTCTGCTTCTTGAAGACGTTAAGCAGCTTCAGGAACTGAAGCCAAACGCAGGCACAGAAGCCCGCATTTGGCTTGCGAAAGGAGTGCTGGAATCCGGCGATCATGAAGATAATGAGTGTTAGCACTTATCTAGACCAGAGACCCAACGCCCGTCCGATTTGGTAACTAAAATACGCGGACGTGGTTTGATTTTACTGGCTATTTGTTTTGCAAGCAGACCTACATCTTCGGTCGTTTTGGTTTCACTCTCATAGATATATTCAGCGCTGGGAAGATCGTATGTGTTGCCTGAACTGGTTGTTATTTCTCTGGAAAAATCTTCTGCTTCCATTTTTTTATGCAGCGCATCGTAGTCTGCATCTTCTGAATCGCGCAGTTCCACTCGTACAGTAAATTTTGCCATCTGTTTTCCTTGTTGGTTGTGTGAGAACTCCAGCATACCACCGAGCCTGAAGTGGTGAAAAGACAGGCAAATCCGGGCGTCGCGATACCCCTATAGGTTTTGGGTCCTTCCTGAGGCTTTTGTAAGGCACGGGCATTGCGCGCCGCAGTGTTTTTGTAGCTACAACTTTTTATTTTGTGTCCCATGTCCCACCTCAAGGGATCGCCAGCCACGCCAGAGCCAGCACGGATTATTCCATTTATTCCAGTGGGACATTAGTGTGGGACATTGCAAAAATGTCCCAGGTAAATGTCCCACCCCAAAAATGTCCCAGGTGATGTCCCATGACCACGATGAACCAGAGTCAGTACGCGCAACATTCAGGCGTCGATCGCAAGACCATTGGCCGATGGATCAAGGCTGGTCGGTTTATCGTCATGGATGGCGACTTGATTGATGTTGAAGCGAGCGATGCCGCGCTGAAGAAAAACCGCGATGGAAAAGATCCGCGGGCATCAAACGCGAAGAAGAAAAAAAACGTAGCACCCCGGAATGATGGCGACGATGAAATCGATGAAACCGTTCGCCAGATAATGCTTACAGAAGGTGCTGAACTTTCCAGGGAAGAGGCAGCGCGGATCCGTGAAAATTACATGGCTCTGCAGGCAAAGCTTCAGTATGAAAAAGACAGCGGCCAGACAATTGAATTGGCCATCGCCGAGGAGGTCCTGTTTAACGCCTTTCGCCAGCAGCGTGATGCCTGGCTGAATTGGCCTTCACGCGTGGCACCGCTGATAGCCGCCGATCTGAATGTGCCGGCGGACAGGATGACAGAGGTGCTGATTGAACATGTCCACAAACAGATCTCAGTCCTCGGAGAACCAGAGTTTAACCCAGCGGAAGATTGAGCGTCTTCAACTGAGTGTCCGAAAAGGGTGGACACCGCCGCCGCGGATCAGCGTCCCGCAATGGGCCGATGACTACCGGAAGCTGGCGAAAGAAGCTGGCAGCACCTCCGGGAACTGGGAAACATCAACGGTAGAGATCGCCCGCGGTCCTATGCTGGCCGCGACTGAATCGGGAGTCCATGTTATTACCGTGATGTGCTGTACCCAGTTGATGAAAACCGCGCTGCTGGAAAATCTGTTCGGTTATTTCGCACACCTCGATCCATGCCCGATTTTGCTCCTGCAGCCGAAAGAAGAGGCAGCTGAGCAGTTTTCAAAAGAACGTATCAGTCCGCTGGTACGCGTGACGCCGGTACTACGGAAAATCATCGGCGAATCCAAACAGAAGAGTTCGAAAGAAACCATTCTGTATAAAGCCTTCACCGGCGGATTCCTGGCGCTGGCTGGCGCCGGTAGCCCTGATAACCTTGCGCGCCGTCCTATCCGTGTTTTACTGGCGGATGAGGTGGATAAATACCCGATTACCCGTGAGGGTGATCCCATCGCCCTGGCGGAAGAGCGAACCGCGACATTTGGCCTGAACTGGCTGTCCGTGCGGGCTTGTTCACCGACAGTTGAAGATGAAAGCCGGATTGCGGACAGCTACGAGGATTCCGATCAGCGTCGTGCATCCGTAGTTTGTCCGCACTGTGGTCACCGCCAGTTTCCCGACTTTTTCAAACACGTCCAGTGGCCGAAAGAGGGTGATAAGCACCTGACCAAATCAGCCATGATTCATTGCGAGTGTTGTGGCGCTGGCTGGTCGGAAGGTGAGCGCCTGCGGGCATTACAGACTATCTGTTGGCACCAGACCAAACCGTTTGAATGCTGCGGTTCGCGTCATTCGCCGTTAATGGAATACGACCAAAAATGGCATGAAAACGACGAAGGCAGCGTTGATTTCGTCTGGCGCTGGTCTGAATCGGAACGGCACGCAGTATACCGGGCGGTTTGCCCTGATTGTGGTGCTGAAGCGCTGGATAACCATCACGCCGGTTACCAGGCGTCAAAGCTGTTTAGCCCCTGGCAGAAAGATAGGCCGTCGGATATTGCGAAAAAATATCTCGATGCAAAAGGGGATCCGGATAAAGAACAGGCCTGGTGGAATACCCAGATGGGCCTTCCGCACAGACCAAATCACGGCAAACGGCTTCCTGTTGACATACTTCTTGCCCGAAGAGAGGTATTCAGCGCGGAGGTACCGGATGGTGTCGCTGTGTTAACGGCAGGGATCGATACTCAAAATGACCGATTAGAAGTCGAAGTTGTTGGGTGGGGCAAAGACGAGGAAAGCTGGTCCGTCGCTTTCGATGTGATTGAAGGCGATCTGGAAACGGCTGAACCCTGGGTGAGGCTGGATGCTTACCTGAAGCAGGTATGGCGCAGGGCTGATGGCAGAGGTTTTACCATTATGGCTGCCTGCCATGACTCAGGTGGTAACCATACTCAAAAAGTGTATGAGTTTTCACAGGAACGCCTGGGAAGAAGGATCTGGGCAATCAAAGGTGAATCGGCAACTAACGGTAAGCGCAACCCGATCTGGCCTAACAAGCGACCAACGTCGAAGACCAGAGCAAAATTCAGACCGATTATTCTGGGTGTTAACTCGGCAAAGGACTCTGTTCGTTCCCGCCTGCATATCGAGAAGCCAGGCCCCGGTTATATGCATTTTTCAACCGATCGGGATATAGGGTACTTCACACAGTTAACATCTGAACGATTGGTGATGAAAGAGACCGCCGGTCAGAGATACAGCGTATGGGAGCTACCGAATGGTAAGGCTAACGAAGCACTGGACTGCCGTGTGTACGCCTATGCTGCTTTATGTGGTCTGTTTCACTCCGGACTTAAATTAAACGCCAGAGTCATCGCGCTGGAAAATAACCCTGATACGTTATTACCTCCGGCATCTGAACCTGAAGAGAAACAGGATTTAAGATTACCCGGCGTCATTATCACCGAACCAGAAAAACCTCCGCGAAAACCTCTTCATAAGCGTCTGGCTAATTAAAAGGAATAATATGTTTGATCCTAACTCCAGTTTATTGGCTGGCACGCTAAGTCGTGACCAATTAATAGAAGCGTTAACAACTGCGCAGCAGGCTTATTTAGAACTGTTGTCCGGGGATAAAGGCGTTTCTTTCTCGTATTCACAGGGTGATGGCACGCGCTCAGTCACTTTCCAAAAAACAGAGATTCAACACCTGGTCAGTTTAATTCAGGGGCTGCAGGCCCAGTTGGGCATTGTGACACGTCCGCGCAGGACGTTAAGGTTCAGGTGGTGATGAAAAGTGGAGAGGTAAGGATTCTTGGTCCCAACGGAAGGCCTTTACCACCGTCTAATAACCGTCGGGCTTCGATGTTAAACGGGTCGGGTCGTGTTCCTTATGATGCGGCAGACTCTTTTAGTGATGCGATGGCAAACTGGCAGCCTGCGCTGTGGTCGCCTGATAATGAAGTTAATATTTACCGTGACCGCATTGTTTCTCGTGTGCGAGACATGGCACGCAATGACGGGTGGGCATCCGGAAGCGTTACCCGCATTCTTGATAATGCTATTGGTGCCAACTTTCGCCCAATCGCCAAGGTAGACTATCGCGCGCTTGCTATGCAGACCAGATTAAAAACTTTTGATGCCCGATGGGCAGATGAATATGGCCGCGCTGTTGAGGCGGCCTGGCGTACATGGGCTAATGATCCCAATCGCTATTGCGATGTTGAGCGCAAAAAGACGGTATCCCAGATGTTGAGGCTGGCTTTTCGTCACAAGCTGGTTGACGGGGATGCGCTGGCCGTTCTTCAGTACCGGACTGACCGGCTGGGGCATGGGCGGGCCCGATACGCAACAACGGTTCAGATTGTTGACCCTGACCGCCTGAGCAATCCCCAGCAGGTATTTGACATGCTGGACATTCGTGGCGGTGTGGAAATTGATGATGACGGTGTGCCTGTAGCGTATCACATCCGTAAAGCCCATATGGGGGACTGGTGGAGCGCTGAAAAAACCATGACCTGGGAACGCGTACCGCGCGAAACCCCCTGGGGGCGACCGATCGTTATTCATGATTTTGACGGTGACAGGGCCGCACAACATCGCGGTTCCAGTATTTTTACTCCCATCGTTCAGCGACTGAAAATGCTGATTAAATACGATGAGGTTGAACTGGAAGCTTCAATCCTCAATGCGGTTTTTGGTGCTTATATTACGTCCCCTTACGACCCCCGGCTATTTGAAGATGGGCTACGAACGGATGATGTACTGGAGTACCAGGATATGCGAACTGATTTTCATAGAGACAATCGCATTTCGCTGCAGAGCGGGGCGCGCATGCCGATTCTTGCCCCGGGGGAAGGTATCGACACAGTGACCGCCGCCCGGCCGACCAGCAACTTTGCCGCGTTCGAAAGTGCGGCATTGCGCAACGTGGCCGCTGCTCTGGGTATCTCAACTCAGCAGCTAACCCAGGACTGGTCTGATGTTAACTACAGCTCAGCCCGCTCTGCCATGCTGGAAGCCTGGAAAACGTTAACGCGGCGCCGGGACGATTTTGCCAGCGGCTTTGCCCAGCCTTTGCTCAGTAGCTTTATCGAAGAACTCCATGACCTCGGTGAGGTTCCTCTCCCTGCGGGTGCGCCTGAATTTCTGGTGGCCAAGGCGGCGTATTGCCGCGCGCAGTGGATGGGACCTGGACGTGGCTGGGTTGACCCTGTTGCTGAGAAAAAAGGGGCAATCCTCGGCATGGATGCGGGTCTTTCCACGCTGGAGATGGAGGTGTCAGAAAATGCGGGCGAAGACTGGGAAGAGCAGCTTGATCAGCGCGCAAGAGAAGTCCAGGCATTCAGGGAGCGCGGGCTACCGGTACCTTCATGGGGACAGGCAGACACCTTTGCACCTCAAACAATTAAAGATCCGGAGGCACAGTGAATTTACCTCATCTGGCGCAGCGCCTGTTTAATACGCCGCTGGCGCTGCACCCCCGAAAGGCTGAAGTAGTCATGGCTGCACTGACTGACCGCTTCGGGCTGACGCGCATTCAGTCCATGTCTGACTGGGCCGATGACGATGATTCGTTCACTCGACAGGCCCGTGATACGGGCTATGACGTGGTAGAGGGGATCGCCATTATTCCCATTCAGGGCACTCTGGTACAGAAACTCGGAACATTACGCCCTTACAGCGGGATGACCGGCTATGACGGCATCCGGGCCTGTTTTCTGCAGGCACTGAATGACAGTGAGGTCAAAGCCATCTGTCTGGATATTGACTCGCCCGGCGGTGAAGTAGCCGGATGTTTTGATCTCGTTGATGAGATTTATTCCGCCCGCGGCACTAAACCTGTCTGGGCAATTTTATCCGAAAGCGCATATTCCGCCGCTTATGCGCTGGCGAGCGCCGCTGACAAGATCGTTGTTCCCCGGACCGGCGGTGTTGGCTCCGTGGGCGTTATCGTGATGCACGTCGACTGGTCACAGAAAATCAAAAATGACGGCCTGCAGGTCACAATTATTACCTATGGAGACCGTAAGGCAGAGTCCAATCCGTACGAACCTTTAAGCGAAACAGCGCGCAAAGCCATTCAGTCAGATATCGACGAAATGGGGCGCCTGTTCGTGAGTACCGTCTCCCGCAATCGCGGGATAGCAGAGAAAACCGTCAGGGATACCGAAGCTGCCTGCTTTCTTGGCACTGACGGTGTGAGACTGGGGCTGGCTGATCAAGTGGCCTCGCCTGATGCGGCATTCCGCGATTTATTACAATTATCTGGAGAGTAACGATGTCAATGAAGATCAGAGGTTTTGGACACCTTTTCGGCCTGGGCGCGAGCGCATCCGAAGACAATGAGGACGAGAGAGAAAAGTCCAAAAAAGCAAAAGGGCGTCGTGCGGAAGAAGATAAAGACGACGATCAAGATGACAACGACAAGTCTAAAAAATCACAGCGTGCAGAAGACGATGATGATTCCGAAGGCGATGGCGACAAGGAAAAGTCGAAAAGGGCGAAAAAAGGTCGTGCAGATGACGACGACGATGCGGATGCTGATGAAGGCGATGAAGATGATGGCGATGACAGCGAAGAGGATAGCGCCGTAAAAAAAGGCCGTCGTGCTGAGCGGGATCGTATTTCCCGCATTCTTGGCAGTAAATTTGCCGCAGGGAAAGGCCAGCTGGCCATTTCACTGGCAATCACCACAGGCATGAGCTCAGCAGCAGCCATCCGTGTGATGGCAAGCTCTGGCCCTGCACAGATGGCATCTCAGCCCCGCCGCGTTTCGCTCGATGAACGTATGTCGAAAGTTGAAAATCACCAACTGGGAAACACTGACAACCCCGGAGCCGGAGCAAATTCAGTGGTCTCCCGTGCAACCGCTCTCTATAACCAGGTAAAAGGTAAAAAATAATGACTGTGAATCAGGTAGGGCAAAACGCCTGGGTACCCGGCGTACAACACGACACTTTCATTCCGGATCAGCTGCTGTCTGGCCCTCTTCAGGTTGTATCCGATACTATTACGGTGCTCACTGCTTCAACGGCGCTCTACAAGCGCGGCACGGTGCTTGGCGTTGTTACCGCATCCGGTAAATACACGTTGAGCGTGGCGACTGCGACAGATGGTAGCCAGGTACCTAAGGCTATTCTGGCGGATGATGTTAATGCCACAGCCGCCGATGTGTTGGCAGGAGTCTATCTTATGGCTGAAGTTAACCAGAACCGTATTACTTTCGACCCCAGCTGGACGCTATCCACTCTCAAAACGGCGCTTCGCCCGTTTGGTATTTTCCTCCGTGACAGTGTTCAGGCTCCCGCCAGCTAACATCTGACCGCATTTTTGTCTGTATGCGCATGCCTTTCATCTGGCAGGGCGTTGTACGTCCTTTTTTTTACCCGGGCATCAGGCCTGGACATTAAGAGAAAAAATATGCCTCAAACAATTTACGATACCGTGTCTCTGGTTGGACTGGTGCCAAACCTGATGACATCACAAAACTGGATCCTCGATCGTTTCTTCCCAAATATCGAAACCAGTGATGACGAGTACGTGGCCATTGATGTGGATGTTGGCCTCCGTCGCATGGCGCCATTCTGCTCCCCCCTGGTTGAAGGTAAGCTGGTGGAAAGCCGTCGCTACCAGACGGATAAATTCAAACCCGCTTATATCAAAGACAAGCGAGCCCCCGATCTTCGCAAGCCGATTCGTCGTCAGATTGGTGAGCGTATTGGCGGAGAATACACCGCCGCTGAACGCGAAATGTTGAACATCCAGTTCGAAATGAGCGATCAGATTGACATACTGAACCGCCGCCTTGAGTGGATGGGGTGCAGTGCCTTATCAACGGGTACAGTCACAATCAAAGGAGAAGGATTCCCGACAACTCTGGTCGATTTTGGTCGCGACCCGGCACTGACTATTGCATTGAGTGGTGCAGATAAGTGGCCAACCAGTGTTGCGGATGGCGCCACCAATACGCAACCCTCAGATGATATCGAGACCTGGCAGACCCTTGTTCTGCAAAAATCGGGTGCGGCACCCACCGATCTTGTTTTCACTAATAAATCATGGAAAGCGTTTCGCCTTGACACCACCATTAAAGACAATGCGATTGTTTTTCCGGCGTTGAGTCCTTACGGCAACCAGATTGATGCGGGCGCCCGTGTACAGAAAGGTGCTGTCTATAAAGGTCGTTGGGGCCAGTTCGATTTGTGGCTTTATAATGACTGGTTCATCGACCCGGATACCGGTATTGAAACGCCAATGCTGGTAGATGGCTCAATGATCATGTCCGGTGCTGACCTCATGGGTACTCGCGCATTTGGCGCAATCCTTGATCCAGAGTTTAATTATGGGTCAATGGCTTATGCACCAAAGAGCTGGACCCAAAAAGACCCTGCTCAACGTTTTCTGATGATGCAGTCTTCCCCAATCGTTATTCCCAGCCGCGTTAACGCAGCACTTTGTGCGACGGTGGTATGATCATGGCAAAAGAAAAACCGGCAGAGTTTGTCAGCGTCGTTGTGCTAAAAGGAAAGTTTCTGCGGCATGACGGTGAGGAGTATCCGCAAAATACCCGGGTGTCATTACCGGAAGAGGATGCGGAACGTTTAATGCTGCTGGGTTTTGTGAAAACCCATGAGGCATTGTTGCTGGAGGCCGAGGGAAATGCTGCTCAGGAGGTCTCTGTAACCAAGACTGAAGGACAAGCCACCATCACAACCTCCGCTGACGGTAAAAGTGAGACCTGAGTATGGGCATTAACTGGGATAAGCGCCTTCTCTCTCCCCTCCATACTGTCTTCGGCGATGAACATGAGTACCGACCTAAAAACGGTACTCCTTTCACGATTAATGGCATTTTTGACCGTGGGTATGCCCAGGCTGCTGAAAACCTCGACGGGGATTCAGTCATTAACACGTCCAGTCCGATGCTCGGTGTCCGTGATGCCGAGTTCCGCAAACTGGGGAAACCTCAGCCTGAAGTCTCGGATCGCGTGTTTATTAAAACCGTCGGCGGCCACGTCATTAATCAGTTATTCGTGGTGTCCAATGTCGAGCCTGACAGTCATGGCGGATCCCGCCTTGTTCTCAATGTGGTGAAAGCACGATGAATGCATCAGCTATTCGCAAAATGGTGGTGACGGCGTTGGTTGGTCACACCGATGCCGGCGACCGCGTTTATTCGCCGCGGGACTGGCCAACCTCGGCAGCGCTCTATCCGGCGCTGCTGGTTCAGACCCCGTTCGATCATAAAAAGGCGCAGGGGCGGAATACGCCGGCGTTTACTACGGTGACCACCGTTCGCATCACTGGCCGCGTCCAGGAGTATGACGGGGAAGCCGATGATGATGGCGCCATGCGGGCCGAGGAGGCTCTGGAGGACCTGCGCGAGCAAGTAGAAAGGGCGGTCATCAACAGCTACGAGCTCACCCGTAAAATCCAGAAGTACGCGGAAATCCGTTCGACGATTAACGTTGACAGCGAGGGGGAAGCACATCTGGGCCAGCTGCTGTTCGAAATCGATATCGAACATTATCAGGGGCCGGAAGACTTCTATCCGATCGACCCGCCACCGCTGGAGGGAATCGATATCACCGTCGAAATGCCAGCCGGCACGTTCAAGCCAGGTATAAAAATCAACCTGCAGGAGTGATCCATGTTTGTAAAACCAAAGGACGGGCTTAGCGTTCGCTGCCCCGTCAGGGGCGAACCTTTGCCCGCAGATGGCGCAGAGGTGCCTGATAATACGTTCTGGCGCCGTCGGTTGAAGGATGGCGACGTCAGCCTGGTGCTGGAAAAAGGTGTCAAAACCACAGCTAAAAAAGAGGACGCTTAAATGACCGTTCCGTTTTCTCGCGTACCCGGTAACCTCCGGACGCCGTTGTTTTACGTCGAGTTCGACAACTCCATGGCCAATACGGCAACGGCGACGCAACGAACCTTGCTGATTGGCCAGATGCTGGCTGCTGGTTCGACGCAGGTCAATATTCCTGTCAAGGTCTCCTCACCGAATGGCGTGGGAGAGCTGACCGGTAAGGGGTCACAACTGCATGGCATGATGACCGCCTATCAGAAAAACGACACGGCCGCTGAAATCTGGATCCTGCCGCTGGCGGATGACTCCGGGTCAATGGTGGCCGCGAAGGGAAGTATCAAGGTGCGTCACAGGCGTCTGAGACGGGCGTAATCTCTCTCTACCTCGCCGGGACCCGCGTGCAGCTCACCGTGCTGGCAACCGATACGCCGGCGCAAATCGCGACGGCACTGGTCGCCGCTATCGCCAAAAAAACTGACCTCCCGGTTACAGCGGCTGTTAAATCGGATGCCACTGACACGGTGGAGTTCACGGCAAAAAACAGGGGGCTTCTGGGTAACGGAATTGATATTCGTCTCAACTATCTGGGAACGCAAGGCGGGGAATCGACGCCTGCAGGTCTCACCCTGACCATTGCCTCGATGGCAGGCGGCGCCGGCGCGCCGGATTTTGTGGATGCACTCGGCAATCTGCAGGATAAAACGTTCGATTTCATCATCAACCCGTACGACGATACGACCTCTCTTGATGCCATGAAGGCGTTTCTGAACGATGCTTCCGGCCGCTGGGCGTGGGATAAACAGTTGTACGGGCATGCGTTCGGAGCGATGTCGGGAACCTACGCCGAGCTGGGCACAAAAGGCGAGGCCCGAAATAACCAGCATGAAACGCTGCTGGGCGTCTATCGCTCTCCGACGCCTCGTTATATCTGGTCTGCCGCGCTGACCGGTGCCATTGCCCCGAGCCTGCGTAATGATCCGGGCCGCCCGCTGCAGAGCCTGCCGGTTTATGGCGTGCTGGCGCCAGATCTGCAGGACCGCTTCGAACTCACTGAGCGTAACAACCTGCTGTACAGCGGCATTTCAACGTACACCGTCGCCGACGACGGAACGGTCAACGTGGAAAACATCATCACCACCTACCAGAAAAACAGTTACGGTGATGAAGATGACAGCTATCTGCAGGTGGAAACGTTGTTCAGCCTGATGTTCGTGACCCGCTATCTCCGCACAGCGGTGACCAGTAAGTTCGGGCGCATGAAACTGGCTGCTGACGGGACCCGTTTTGCACCGGGGCAGCCCATTGTGACACCCAACATCATCAAAGCCGACCAGATCGCCGAATACCAGACACTGGTGTTTAACGGTTACGCCCAGGATGCTGACGCGTTCGCGAAAAACATTATCGTTGAACAAAACGCCTCAAATCCTAACCGGGTGGACGTGCTGTGGCCGGGAACCCTCATCAATCAGCTGCGTATTTTTGCGCTGCTTAACCAGTTCCGCCTGCAGGCTGAATCAACAGGAGCGTAAAAGATGGCCGGAGATACTTCTAACCGCGTTGCGGGTACCGCCTATGTCACTGTAAATGGCGTGAGCGTGATGGTGGAGGGGTCATTCAAATATCAGCCTTCCACGGTAAACCGCACCACGCTTACCGGAATGGATGGTGTGCATGGTTATAAAGAAAAACCGGTTGCGCCGTACATTTCCGCCCGCCTGCGCGATAGTGGCGGCACAAATGTGCAGGGCTTTAACAAACAGACCAATGTCAACGTTATCGCGGAACTGGCGAATGGCAAAACAATAATTGGTCGAGGGCTCTGGACGGTAAACGTCCAGGAAGTTGAAAGCGAAGATGCCGTGTTTGATGTTCGCTGGGAAGGTCGGGACGTGACGGAGAACTAAGATGGCAGAACTTGAACGCACGAAAATAATCACTTTGACCACACCCCTTGAAGATGCGGTGCAAAAAACGCGCTATGAGCAGCTGGAGTTGAAGGCGCCAACCCTAAGCCAGGCAGAGCAGTTTTACGTGAAGCAGTCCTCATCCACCTCTCTTGCGGCAATGCGTCTGCTGATCTCTCTGGTATCTGATATCCGCGAGAGTGTGCTTCAACCGATGGATTTTACCGACTTCCGTAGATGCGAGGTCTATCTGCTCAGTTTTTTGACCTGGCAGCCCTGACCGCCTGGCAGGAGCTTGCCGCTGAAGTGACGTTTTATTTCCACTGGACTGAAGACAGGGCGTGGGGGATGACCTACTCCCGTCTGAAGTGGTGGATATCTCAGGCCTCCAGGATTAACAAACTCAGGAAACCTTCACGCGATGAGTAACTCTTTTGATTTTGAACTGGTGGCTGGGGATCATGTCAGCGAAGCAATAGCGCGGATAGATGAGGCTGTTCGTAATCTTGAGCCACAACTTGACAAGACCCGTGAAGGTCTTCAATTAGGCGGACAGGAGACGCTTGACGGGCTAAATGGATATAATTCCAGACTGGATATTATGTCCAGGACAGCACGCGATAACGTTCAGTTTATCGGTGACATGATACCTCCTATGAAAATAGTGGGAGAGTTAGCGGGAAAGTTTGCCGGTCTGGGATTAGTTGGTGGAGTTATTGGCTCCATCGGTGGGGCGGCATATGCCACAGGAAAGCTCGCAGAAAGTTACAGGGAGGCGGCTCGAGGCGCTTATGACCTGAATACTCATGCACAAAATACCGCTATGAGTGTTCAGGATTTTTCCCGACTTTCTGGAGCCCTTCAGCTCGTAGGGGCCGATAGCGACAGCGCTGCGTCGTCGATCGAGGGAATATTCAAGTCTCTCAATGAAGCAAATAGCGGTAAAAATGCTGGAGTCATGGCTGCTATGGCGCAGATTGGCGCCCAAATCGAGAGAAATAATGATGGGTCGGTTAATACTCTAAGGACACTTGAGTCCATCGCAAGAATTTTCCCAAAACTTCGCCCCGATCAGCAGAAATCGTTTGCAGATGCGATGGGGTTAACTCCTGAAATGCTGACGCTGATGCGTGAAGGGGCAAAATACGCCGGGCTTCTGGCAAAAGCGGATAAGGTAGGATTGACGGTAGATCCTGCCCTTAACCAGCAACTGACAAACTTTGATGTTGCGGTCAAGGAAGCAAGCGCCTCATGGGATGGATTTAAATCAAAGCTTGAACGTAAGGTTTATGCCTACGTTGATACCAATGGCCTGACGGATATGGTCAGCGGCTTTACTGATATGCTGGCGAATAACTTCGACAACATCTCTATGAGTCGATTTGCTGGGCAAAACAAAGGCGATGACTCTGAACTAATGCGTAGGGCGCTGGCGGACCCTGAATTCCAGAAGAGCCTCAACGGAAATGAAAAAAACCAGCTTACTGCTGGCGTAATGACGGATGAGTCCAGGAAGAAATATCGGCAGTATTTTTATAATCAGGATCGCTCGCAGCAATTACGTGACGATGTAAATGCCATTATTAGGCCAGAAACCTCACGTGGTCCCATTGTTTACAGCCCGAATGGTAAAAATACCCTTGGGTTTAGAAATCACAACCCTGGAAATTTGAGGGATGCCTCAAATACAACAGGAAGACATCAAGGTTTTTCTACGTTTTCCAGCGATGACGATGGTTTAGCTGCGATGGCTCGCCAACTAATGCTTTATGGTGATCGGGGTAATAATACTCCAGGTGGCATTCTTCATACGTATGCCCCGCGAACTGAAAATAAAACGCAGCAATATATTAACGATGTGTCCGCCAGGACTGGCTATGACTCTCGTCAACGCCTTGATCTGCATAACCCTGAAGTACTTAAAAATCTGATGGCAGCAATGATTCAGCATGAACAGGGATCACAACCGTACACGGAAGAGCAGCTGAAAAATGCGATACAGTCAGCCATTATGGATGACCGGTGGTCAGGCTTGCGAAGCCGCGATAATCTTACGCAACAGCGAAGAGATATCATCTCTGGTGCTAGAGGTAATGGAAGGCCGCCCTCCATACCGGCTCCAACTGATGGAGGCGGTGATACTAATGTCATGGCCGATAATATTACTCGCTCTCTGACGGATGCTCTTTCTGAGCATCCATTAAAGCTGGAAATAACCATGATTAATGATAAGGGGGAGAGAAAAACCTATAACGTAGAAAACAATGGAAAAATTACCACTCCCATGAATTATTAACATATAACCGCCATTAACGGCGGTTTTTTATTTCCGGAGGATTGATGGCAATCATTCAGGATGCAATCACATCCCTGATGGGGGGCGATACTGCAGATGACTGGCAAAGCCAATTACGGCCATGTTCTTTCCGTGGCGTTCCTTTTGCCATTATTAGCGAGGAGGGGAGCCACGGTCGCCGGCAGGCTGTGCACGAATACCCCTACAGGGATACCGCGTGGATAGAAGATATGGGGCGCGGAACCCGCCGTTTTGTTCTGAAGGGGTTTCTGGTTCAGGATAGTCTCATTTATGGCGGTGGTAATGTTATCGCCCAGCGTCAGGCGCTAATCACTGCATGTGAGGCGAAGGGCACAGGCACATTGATTCACCCGACCCTGGGCGAAATGACGGTGGCCATACCGGAAAATGGGCTGCGCTTATCCGGATCAGCCGATGCCGGTCGTGTCTTTGAATTCACGCTGATGGCTGTCGAGTCAGGGCTGAAAGTTTTTGCGGTGACCGGAAGTACCGCCGCCGGTGAGACAGTCAAAACCAATTATCTGAAGCTGGTCAGCACGGCAGTGCTCAGCACTATCGCCCGTGTGAAAAGTGAAATTCGTGGAGTCACCCAGGGGATTAAAACGATTAAGGGAACGATCGCCTTCTGGACCAACATGGTGGACAGCACCATCAGCGAGGTGACGAACGTCAGCAACGTGCTGAGCTCAACCTTCGGTAATAATCGTTATGGTCGCTACAGCAAAGGGGTTGTTGGCGGGAGTTCATCGGGGTTGAAAGGGGATCGGGATGCTGATGATGTTGATGATTATCAGGCGCTCTCCGGGCAGGTAACTGCTCAGGCGGTTATGGATCGTCAGGGTGTGCTGGACAAAACCACCACTCTGAACACCTCGACCACCCCGGACGAATTTGTTCAGGGTGTTGCTGATGTTGTGAACGCCATTCTGGACAGTGCCGGCGGTGTGAACGACAAGATTTCGGCATTTGAGAAGCTGGCCGCCTCGATCAGTACGGAATACCAGCGCGCGGAAAGCAGCCAGCAAATTGCGGCGACGATAAATACGCTCATTGTCATTTTGTGCAGTGGCGCAATGACCTCTGCCGCCGCAGACGCCAACCCGACAAGTCGTAATGAGGCGGACGACATTACCCGGCGCGTCGCCACGCAACTGGATACGGCGCTCATTCTGGCCGGGGATCGTGGTGATGACGAGCTCTATAACGCGCTGATGCAGGTCAGGGCGTCATTCCTCAGTGCAATGGAGTTGATTTCCGAAGGGCTCAGCGAGCTCATGCAGATTAATACCGCCAGCCCCTTGCCCGCGCTCGCGCTGGCTAATCGTCTTTACCAGGATGGCTCCCGCGCGAATGAGTTAATTCAGGAAGCCAACGTGCCACATCCGGCATTTATGCCGATAACCATGAAGGTGTTGAGACAATGAGCGATCAGGACGCCGTATCACTCAACGTTGGCGGGAAAATTATCGAGGGCTGGGACTCGGTTCGCGTGACCCGGAGTATCGAGCGCTTTCCTTCTGATTTCAGCCTGGGGCTGATGGATTACTACCCCGGAACCAGCGAGAAACAACTGGTTCAGGAGGGGCAGTCTGGCGAAGTACGAATAGGTAGCGATCTGGTGCTGACCGGTTACATCGACAGTTGGGAGCCCGCCATTACCCGCGCGCGCCATGAGGTTCAGGCAAATGGCAGAAGTAAATGTCAGGACCTGGTGGATTGTTCAGCTGAGTGGCCGAATAACGTTATCAACCGGAGTGATGCGCTGAGCATTGTCTCCCGGCTGGCATCATGGTACGGCATCAACGTGTCGTGCGATGTTGACGATCTGGTTGATGTACCTCAGTTCACGATTAACTGGGGAGAATCTCCACAGGAGATCATCGAACGGGTGTCCCGGTGGTCCGCGCTGCTCTATTACGATTTGCCGGATGGAAGCCTGCTCCTTACGCGAGTTGGTCGCCGGCGGGCGGCAAGTGGGGTTGCGGAAGGGGAGAACGTCGAACAGGCGTACTACCGGACTGATATGTCGGAACGATTCTCTGACTATGTTGGGGTCTCGATGAGCGTTTCGCCGATCGCCGGGTTTTCACCTGATACGGCCTATGACTCAGTGACGCTGGCGACCGCGCGTGACCCGGAAGCCGCCAGAATGCGGTACCGAAAACGCATCGTTATCGTTGAAAGCACATTGATGGCGTCGCAGCAGGCGCAGCGGGCCATCGACTGGGAGATGAACCGCCGATATGGCCGCTCAAAGCAGTTAAGCGTCACGATAGACAGTTGGCGGGATAAAGCCGGGAAATTGTGGGAGCCCAATACGCTGATCCCGGTGAATCTACCCACGCTCAGGCTGCCGAACACTGAATTGCTGATAGCGGAAGTCACGTTTATGCGGGACAGCGATGGCACGCATGCCCGGTTGACTTTGATGCCGAAGGAGGCCTTTGCGGTGCAACCCTATGCGTTTTACCAGCAGATAGCAGGATTCAGCCAATGAACCAGTTTCGACATATTGCAAACCGTATCGCCAGCATGCTGGGGGTTGGGCGGGTCACTGCCATGCAGGACGCCGGCGGAACCCAGTCAGTGCAGTATCAGACTCCGCTTGAGGTTGCCAGCGCACACCGGCTTGCCGAGTTTGGGTTTTCTTCCGGGCTGCCGGCCGGCACGGATGTCGTGCTGGCGTTCCTGGGCGGTGATCGTTCGAGCCCGGTGGTTATCGCGACGAACCATCAGGGGTTTCGCCATGCCGACCTTCAGTCGGGGGAAACGGTTGTTTATAACCAGTGGGGACTGAATATTCACCTGACGGAAAGCGGCATTTTCATTGATGCCAAAGGGAAAAATGTTGAGGTCAACAATGCAGCCACTGTCACCATCAATGCCAGTGAAAGCATCATGGCCAACACGCCGTTACTAAAATGCACGGGCGATATCGTGGACAACTGCGAATCGAACAGTAAAACGCTAAAACAGCTGCGTGATGCCTATAACGAGCATGACCATGACGTGAAAGAAGTTCAATCTGGTGAAAGCACCATCACCAGTGAAAAAACAGCGGAGCAGGTGACCGATGAGTGATATTTCATCCTTCTGGAACGTCGATGAGATGCACGCCGACTGGCAGGAAAACTTCGGCGTGCTGACTTCCGGCAACGATATGCAAACCGCTGTTTTGATCAGTCTGTTCACAGACGGACTTGCGCGCTCGGATGACCCGTATGAAGGCACTGACCGCCGCGGCTGGTGGGGGGATCTGGATAACGAGAAACCTATTGGTTCACGGCTCTGGTTATTGCGTCGCGAGAAATTGACTCGTGACGTTGCCATGCGGGCAGAACAGTACGCTGAAGAAGCGCTGGCGTGGATGAAAAATGACGGCATCGTCCGGGACATTCAGGCCACCTCGGAAATCATCTTCCCCAACAGGCTGAACCTAATTATCCGTTATCTACCACCGGACGGCGACTGGCAGGAGTTCAAATACTTCTGGTTATGGGAGCAACTGAATAATGCCATTTAAACGAAAAACACTCAGTGAGCTGCGAACCGACAACCGGCAGTTCATGCAGGCAGAGCTGGAAAAGGTGGGTGCATTACTCCGCTTCGGGAATCTGAAAGTCCTGGCAGATATGGATGCCGGGATGGCTCACCTGCACTATGCCTACCTGGATTATATTGCCCGGCAAACGAACCCGTTTACGTCCACAGAAGAGTGGCTGGCGGGGTGGATGGCATTAAAACAGATTTATCGCAAAGCGGCCACGGCCGCCCGTTCGCCTGCAGCGCGTATTCCTGGCACGCCGGGTGTAACGTTAAAAAAGGGGAGCGTCCTCAACCGCGCAGACGGATACCAGTACACTACAGATGCTGATGTCCTTATTGATGCAACAAAAAATGCCTCTGTATCCGTTACCGCTGTTCTGCCTGATATTTCCGATGATATGACCGGTGGCGGGAGTCGCGGGAATGCAGACGCAGGGACTGTGTTAACTCTGGATGCCAACGTGCCGGGGATTGACAGTACCGTGACGCTGACAGAACCAGCAACAGGCGGTGCAGATATTGAAAAGGAAGAGGATTTCCGTTTGCGTGGTTTGCTCGCGTATCAGAATCCCCCGCAAGGGGGGAGCGATACCGATTATCGCGGCTGGGCGCTGTCAGTTTCAGGCATCACTCGCGCGTGGATCCGACGCCGGGGAATGGGACCGGGAACCGTTGTGATTTATATTATGTGTGACGGTGAGGATACGACGAACCACGGATTTCCGGTTGGTACTGATGGCGTGTCATCGCTGGATGACTGGGGTGCAACAAAGGCCACCGGCGATCAGGGCAGAGTTGCCGATTACATTTACCCGCGCTCACCCGTCACCTCCCTGAATTACGTTTGCTCACCCGTCCCGGGCATTATTGATTTCGAGATCAGTGGTATCTCCAGTGTCGGGAGTGAAACGACAACTGCGATTGCGGATGCCATAGACAGCGTATTTTTTGAAAATGGTGACCCACTTGGCACCGGGAAAATTTATCTTTCCGATATTAACCGGGCTATTGGTGATGTCGCTGGCACTGCAGGTTTTATTCTGGTTTCGCCGTCAGCAAATATTGAGCCGGGTGTGGGGGAGTTACCGGTACGAGGTGAGGTGAATTATACATGAGCCTCTTCACAACGGATGACTACCGGCAGGCGCTGCAGGCGCTCATCCCTACAGGCCGGGCGTGGCCTCGTGACCCTGATACAGTTCAGGCTGCCGTTCTCATGTCTCTGGCCGCCAGCTTCCAACGCAGTGACAATGATGGCCTGGGGATACTGAGCGGCGCTTTCCCGCAAACGGCAACAATCATGCTGCCAGAGTGGGAGAAGGCCCTGGGTTTGCCAGATGACTGCTCGATCGGGGAAGTGGATACGATCGCCAAGCGCCAAAATGCTATCGTCTCAAAATTCATCAGCACTGGCGGCCAGTCGAAAAGTTACTTTATTGGTATCGCCAAAGCGCTGGGCTACAACATCACAATTAAAGAATATCGCCAGGCGCGTTCCGGCCTTTCTGTATGCGGGGATGGGCTAAATGGCGATGACTGGCCTTTTGTCTGGCTGGTGGAGGGGGAAGAAACCAATATTTCTTATGCGCGTGTTGGGTTGAGCTATTGTGGTGATCCGCTGCGTTCCTGGGGAAACCGGCAACTGGAATGCCGTCTGTCTGCACTTTCTCCTTCCTATACTCTGGTTAAGTTCGGGTATATTTATTTCGGATTTAATGATGAAGGGGTTTACGAGGTTACCCCGGAATTCGCAACGATATTTGATATTGCCTCAGGGTACATTTCTGAAAATTAAAAATATTAAGGTTAATTATGAAAAAAGTAGGAAGTACAACGGACACGGCTGATGCCAATGGTGAATATACTAATGGTAACGTTGCCAATGGAGTATCGCCGACGATTATTAATGCAGAGATGCTTAACACCTTTCAGCGTGAATTGATTAATGTGGTTGAAGGGGCCGGGATAGCGCTTGATCCTAATGATGATGGTCAGGTTATTAAAGCGTTGGATAAAATTATTGATGATAAGTTTGATTGTTCGATTTCTTTTAATGGCTATCAAAAATTTGCATCGGGTTTAGTAAGGCAGTGGGGGCGCACTTCTATAACGACGGATTCAGATGGGAATTTTTTGATAACACCTGATGCTGAGTTGTTTACGCAAGGTGTTTTTTTTGGACGATTGGACCTTGGAGAGTCGAGCTTTACTGGTGTGAGTCGTGTAATTGCTATCAATACATATCCAAATACGACTTTAAAGAAGAATATCAATGGTTGTGCCAGATATACGGATAATGGGGCTGTAGTGTCCAATTCAAACATATTTGTGACTTTTGATGTGATAGGGAAATAACGAAAGGGAGCTTTCACTCCCTTTTAAATTTACTTCAGTGAGTAAATTTCATTCAAAACGCTAGGCATTGATGCGGCTCCACCAATGTTAATTTTTATTGTTTTATCATATTCGTCGTTAAATAAAAAGAACATAACCCCAGCGATGTTGTCATGCTTTGTTTCTTTCATGAGATTTACCGCTCTCTTGACTTCGTTTAAAACACGAAGTTCGATTAGTTTTTCTGGTTGTCCATTTTTGATATTGCCTTGAGGGTCAAACTCCATAACACCATTGCTGCTTGACTCTGAAATCAAAACTATCTCGCCATTGGGTGAGGTTTTTTTTATTTCATTTTCTAATAATTGCAATACAACACCCATGCGACATGAATACAAAGAGTCAAGAACTTCTTTGTCTTTTTTTATATCACCCTGCGTTGTATTCATTGAACCCGTTCTGAAAAAACTGAGTTCGGATTTTATATCCCGCATTGTCTTTCCAATAAAAATATTGCAACTATCTTCAACGTTTTGGGAGGCTAACCAAGTAGGAACGTTATCATATAAGTTATCAAGCAGTATTGTTGATAGATAAAAGTCGAAGCTATAGATATCAAATCCTTTAGGTATTCCACCATCAGTATATATATTACCGGCAGAGTCGTATGTGGTTAGCCTATTTCTCTCGATTATTTGCAACCATTCCTTTTCTTCATCGGTTGCTAGGTTGTCTTGTTTCTTTTTTAATATTTCATTGTAATGATTATCTATTGTTTTTACATAATTGACAGATAGTGAATCTAAGTTTTTGGCGAATGATTTATTAAACATTGCACTCGCAAAAATAACGCCAAGTTTTATGTTGTTTAAATTGTTGTCGTCAAGCATCTTTCGGGTTGAGTTTGCCACCAACTCTAAATCAGATTTATTGAGTCCATTGAGGTATGGTTCGTCTGCTAAAAATATAGCGGAAATATTGTTTTTATATTCTTTAATGAGCGGAATGTATTTGCTTACCCTAATGTTTAATTCTTCTTGAGAAGGTAATTTTCTTAGTTTGTTTTTATCTAAAGGGGTGAGAACTTTAGTATGTTCGATGTTTTCTGAGTCTTTATAAGTAACACGAATGTCATTGTTATCTCGGGATGTATTTAAAGAGGGTCCAAGATCAAGGAATAGCATTAAATTATTGCTTTTGGCTATTTTTAGATTTTCTTCAAGTTGATTTTCGTTGTAAACATTGATCATGGCGAAGTTTACTTTATCAACAAACTCTTTATTCACACCACTTGGTGATAAAAAGCCAACATCAAACTTATTTGCAAAAGTTACTGTGGGTGAAATGAACATTAAAAATAAAATAAAAATAATCCTCAAGGTATGTCTCCATGGTTTTTAGTGTCAAAACAGGTCCGATTATATCCATAAATTATACAAATGTCATTCCAGAAATACAGGCAATATGTCACAGGAAAAAATATGGCCCAAAGATATAACACCGGAAACCCACGCCCTTCAAACAGCATGAAGGACGTAAATGATAACGCCCTTGCTAACGATGATTATCTGAATAGTGAGGCGGACACGTTCATAGACCGTCTTGGGAATGAAAGAGATACCCTGCGTGGCGCAAACAAAAAGATGCTTGCAGCCGGCGCAGCAGTCGTAGAGGAAACTCGCCAGAACCTGATCCCCCTGAGTCGTCAATACATGACGCTGGCAGAGGCGCAGGCTGATATCGCGAATATCCCTGCTGGCTCGACCACTTATGTACGCAGTTCCGATGACGCGTATCTGGCTATCGAGTATATGAACGTCAGCGGAACGCTGCAGCCTACCGGACGCCGCATGTTATCTGCTGAACCATTCCAGGGGTTAGTTGATGCTGTTCTCTTTGCCGACCCTGCAGAGTTTTCACGCTCCGGGTATGCGTCTGCTGTGGTCGCCGAGGATATGTTCATTATTACCGCTGTCCGGTCTGATGGTTCATTTTTTATTCCTGACCTGGATATCCCCGGCATTGACCTTGACACCCTGTCTCGTATCACTGCTGAGATCACATTTATTGACCCTATTGAGTTTTTGCGATCGGGATACAGGTCAGCAGTGCTGTCAGCTGACCGCTTTATTCTGTCTGCGGTGGCGCTGGATTCCGATGTTTATATACCCGTCATTTCTGACTCTGTCGGGGTTATTGAATCGCGCGAGTTCGCCCGCAGTGGTTTTATCAACGCAGTTATTTCAGAGGACAGATTTATTATGGCGGCCAGGACTACTGACGGAAACGCCCAGGAGGGGAGCAGGGAAATTCGCCTGCCGACAGAGTTTGAGCGTTCGGGATACCGGTATGCTGATGCAAGCGCAGATATGTTTGTTACAGACGGAGACCGGCTGTTAACTGAGGCATGGCGGCGTGACGTGTATTACGCCAGGGTGGTGGGCGCATACAGTCAGCTGTTTAAATTTGATGCGAATGGCGCTGAAACTCAGTTGACGCATGACAATGCGAACGTGACGAACGTCCGGGATAGCGGCGATGAGGTGCAATGGCAGAGTGATGTCGATGCAGGTGTAAAAGGCGGGCTCTGGTTTACGAAGAAGTCCAGTTTCGACCCCCACCCGGTATTCCCACGAAACATCATCACGCTATGGGGGCACTCATTTCTGCAAAACCCACGACTGGCTAACAAACTGTATAAACTGACAGGAATGCCGGTCTGGAATTTCGGCCGCAGCAATATCACAAGCAAGGGCGCAGCTCTGCGCCAGGGCGGGCAGCGAATCGAAGTATGGCCTTTGACGGGGAAGATTCCGGCAACAACGGATGCTGTCCAGGTCACGCCATCATCCCCCGGCCCACTGGAGCTTGGCGCTAAAAATTACGCACTGAACGGGCAGGGATATTTCCGCGGGCAAAAGGTCTGGGTCAACTGGTACGCTGACAACACGCTAAAAATCACCCGCTATGCCGCCGGTGCGGAAATTACGGTTCCCGCTGCTGAAACGCTGACCTGGATACCCCAGACACAGGAGGCCCTGACCGATATTGATACCGGGCAGGTGATAACGCCGCAGTATGCAACTTATGACAGGCACGCTGAAGGGATTAATATTTTCTGGATAGGACGAAATAACAGTGCTGGTATTGCGCAGGTTATTTCCGATTTGAAAGCGATGGTGGAAAAAGTTAAGGCATCATCTAAATATCCGCGAATCGTGGTGCTGGCTGATTTCATGGATGCCGGACAGACCAATGGCACGGCAGGCCGTGCGCAGATGTTTTCGCTGAACGCTGCGTATAAGCGCGCGTACCCCGAATATTATTGTGAAATTAATGGTGTTGATATTCTCCAGAACTTTATCAATCACGCCAACCCGAACTATGCAGATGATGTGGCCGACGTTGCAGCCGGAACAACCCCCCGGAGTCTGCGATATGACGACCTGCATCCGTCTCAGGTTCTGCAGGAAAATGCATTACATATTGGCGCAGACGTAAACGCTGAATTTATCGTTCAATTTTTGACAAAAAAAGGCTGGTTATAATGACTACAGTGACAGGTCCATTTGAAGTACGTAAAAATCTGACCCTGGGCGCGGGTGTAAAACTGTACCGCGACCAGACAATTACTCCCGAAACGAAAGCAGTCTTTGATTTTGCATCGGACTGGGCGGGCGGTAACCAGGCACAGTACAAAAATCTGAACACGTTAAAAAACCTGAACTATGTCGATGATGCGATAACGATTAACGCCAACGATTCAAATTCAAACGCGCAAAACTACGGCAGTGGGGGCGGTATTTATTCTGCGACTGGTCAGAACTTAGGGGTAAAACTCCCGGCATCGGCATACCCAACACCGGATATGACCCGATTTATGTTTACTGTGTGGGCAAAATGGCCGGCGGACAAACTGATAAACCCCGCAAATACTAACTGGGCTCTGCTCTACGCGGGCTCAGGCACCGGCGCATTGTCAGATGACGCAAGCACGGCGTTTAAAATCGGCGGCGTGCGGCAGGTGAACGATGGTTCGGACGTTCCAATTCAGGTCCTGTACGTATATGGCGTGCGCGTTACGTATCCCGCAGAGGCGCAAACAAAAATTAAATCCGTCGTTGGTCAGAGTCAGCCATTCCAGTACGGGGTAGAAGTGGTTCGAGATAAAAATCTGAACAATTTCTACTGCAATTTCTATCTGAATGGTGAGCTGATCGGGACGTCACCAACATTTACTCCCCTGGCTGTCCCGACGGTGACAAACGCGTTTGTGCTGGGAAATCTGGCTAACGGCTACTGCATGGCGAACACTGTTTTCTATCGTGTACGCCTGGATGACCTGAGCGGGTCTACTCGGCTGACCGCAGATCTCATCGCTGACGATTACGCAAAAAATAAGGGGTACTTTAGTTAAAAGTAATTGCGGCTGTCATGAAAATTGATAGCCGCAGCCTCTTTGATCTGCCTCCCGAATGAAATTACTGTATGCATAACCAGTAATAAATCGGAGAGCAGATCATGCTTCGACAGTCAGACATCGCCGCGGCTTTCCTCGAGTCCATTTTGCGCAGTTCCAAGGGGTTCCAGACCTTAACACCAGCGACTTTGTTACCGCACTGCGCCGGCGCGGCATTCACTTTACCGAGGTGGAGGCTAACGCCTGGATCTCGCGGGAACAAACGTATTTCGTCGACAAAACGCCGGACCATAGCGAAAACAGGCTGTGGATGATGGCCAACATGGGGAGGGTGATCTAATGGGCTTTCCTTCACCCGCGACGGATTACGTTGAGCAGCGACTGTCTGTCAACTCGATCTGCAATGTCGGGCCTAATACGTTGCTCTTCGAACGGTCTGGCGGTTACGTTGTACTGGATATCTCCCTGAAGCCAAAGCAGGGTAGCCAACTGCTTATACAGCACGGCGGCGGGACGGAGCTTGCCACGCTGAGAGGAAGGTCGCTGATTACCGAAGATGGCGAAGCGATCGAGGGCGAAGCCCTGGACGATGTTACTGTCATCGGGGTCGTGACATTTACTATCTGCGATGTTCGCCATGACAACTCGGTTGTTTAGTTGCAGTCAATTGATGGAAGATTTCGCATGGCAGGCGTCTTGGGGCATGAGTGGGGCATGAGAAATCGATAAAATTCGCCAAATATTGCAAACAACAAATGTTGGATGCTATCTCCAGCCATTAAAAATGGCGCTCCTGGACGATATTTGTCGATTTTTAAATTTACCGCGTCACGCAGTTAAAGTGGCGGGCGTACTCTTCAAGGCTGGTGATGCCAAGGCGCATCCATTTCGGGTGCGACCACTGGGGAAGCCCAATATAAATCATAGCGCGGCGAGGATCTCCTCGGTGCTGCGCACGTGCCAGGGAGAGTCGGCAGCCGCCGCCGGGTAATGACTGAAGAAGTGGTGGAGCGGTGCCGCAGGATGTTGAGTACGGGCGCAACCCGGCAGCAGGTAGCTGATGTAATAGGTGTAGACGTGAAAACAATCTACAAGTACCTCCCGGCGACTTGAAGACAAAGATTTCACTACTTTTCCTGATATGTTACGTTTGGCTTAATCAATTCATTCAGCTTTGAAAACAGTTTGGTTTGTTCGTGAACGGTAAGAAAACAATAAGTTTTGAGCAATTTTTAACTATTAACAGCAATCTTGTTTCCATCTCAGATACATGGGCTGACTTGTGGGCGTTAATTTTTCACACGGGTTTAAGCGCTGGAAGGCTGCTGAGTATTCGATATGATGATATTGATGGTGACTTGATACTGATACGAAAACAGGGTCACCTGAAGGAGCTACGTGTTAAATCAACCCCTCCAGTGGAGGCGATGATTGCTCGTAGAAGAGAACGCTATCCAGAAGATGTTTTTTTATTTCAGAGCCATTCTAACCGTGTGAAGTACCATCGCCGGCCGGTCACTATAATTGCTTTCAACGCCGCTTTACGTCGCGCCGCTAGATCATTACCAGACGTTAACGTAAGCAGTAGTAGCGCGAGAAACATACCGGACTAAGCGCCTGTCCAGTAGCGTGTAGCCGATGTGACAGGCGTGGGAGTGAAGACGATTTACAAATATTTGCCGGTACAATACGGCGGTAAAAAATCCCCTTGAGCAGGCACACTCAAGGGGGAAATACTACATAACATCATTGCTGTGTGCGTCTTTGCGCTCGTCTATCTTCCAAGAATATGCCTAAAGCTTCCAGATATTTCTGGTCTGAGCAGTTAAAACATTGTGTTGCTGGCCGATGTGATAGGAGGGGGGGAAGACGATATTATAAATAATTCCCGGATAGCACACTGCATGAAGCAAGGATGACGATTTGATGTAAAATCCCACCCGGCCGCCGTATACAAGACCTGTCGGGTAGGAGAACTGTAGGTGTTCATGCCTGCAGTCGGCGATGATTTTACTTATTAACTTTGTCTTTCTGCAACTTATCGAACTTATCATGCAGAGTTTTCGGAAATAACTCAGTGTAAACCTGCCACAAAACATTCAGTGATCTGTGGCCGGTGACCTGTGCGACCTCTTCAATGCTGAATCCTGCCTCAAACAAACGACTTGCCCCCTCGCGGCGTAGGTCGTGATATCTCAGATCTTCAATCCCCAATTCATCGCGAACGCGCCGGAACATGTCAGTAATAGTTTTTTCGTTATAGGGGAATATTCTTTCATCATTTTTCGGCTGACGCTGCAAAATGGTCCAGGCATCCCCCAGCAACGGAACTGACATATGATTTCCTTCCTTTTTACGCGGATCCTTCCTGTCTCGTACGATGACTGCCCGCTGGCTCTCGCTTACGTCGGACCACTTAATGCGGCAAACCTCGCCAATGCGCATGCATGTCAGGATTGAGAACATAAAAATTTTGTCAAAGGGGGCGCCAGATAAAGCCCGTAAGGCCTTCCTCTCTAACACTTCCAGTATTCGGTTAATCTCTTCGGAGGTCGGCCGCCGGCTCCGCTTTTGCGATGCGGAGATCAGCCCCATATTCCGCAGCCATTTTTTTGCATCAGCAAGAGGGGTTGGGTCGACTCTTATACTGAAGAGAGGCGCCGCTGATTCCAGGGCAACGCCAAGTTCAGTGATATCCTTTGAAATCGTTGATGGTGAGATCCCTTGCGCCTTCCTCATCTGACAATGTGAAATGAAATCTGAGGGCTTAAGCTCGGCGAGTTTGACATCCGCGATAGGGGATCGTCCGAGGACGGCAATAGCGCTTTTTTTCGAGCGGCCAACCTTGATGTTGGGGTGCTGCTCGTACTTCTGAAGTAAATCTCCGACGGTCAGGATTAACTCTGGAGCACCTTCCTGCGCCTTATGTTGTATGCCATGCTCTTCGAGATAAGCCACTCGTTTAGCGCCCCATGATTTAGCGAGGGAGTTCTTTGAGAACGTTTGGTTCTCCCTGTAAACGTATTTCCCGTTCTTTTTGACGCCAACCGTACAGCGGTACCTGGCTGTTCCGTCGCTACGAAGCCGTTTCTCTATGGTGAAGAACGCCAT